GGACGGGCCCCTGCTAGATGACCCTCAAAGGAGAACGACAGCTTTCGCTGCCGCCCTCCCCGGATTCACCGGTATTGGACACCTTTCGGTATCCAGCCCCGATGCCCAAGAAGGCAACTTTGCAAAGCCGTCCCCTTTACGCTATGTGTTTCGTAACATTTTCTTAAAATCAGGGATGCCGATATAGGCATCCCATGATGGGAAAACGAACGACACTGGCGTCCATTTCCATTTTACTGCTCTCGCAGAAGGAAGGATAAACTCCTCACTAGCATCACCAAGTAAACGCGCTAAAAGGCGCCCAAACCCTGATGATTCCCACGCTCTCTTGGAATAGTGAACCAAGGGAACCTTAACTTCAAGACGTTGCAGGTTTTTGTTCCACCGTATGGCGCGCCCAGTTAAGGGTACGTCACCGAAGAGAACAGTCGACCTGTCAATATCATAGTCCTGACAAGCGATGGTTGTCCATCGCTTCCCTGGGTTACCTAACCTCTTACGAGGCAAGTAGCTCAGGGGGGACACGGTTGGTAGATCATGTACGGAAGTACATAACTCACCAAGGAAGTTAGCGGTAACTCTCCACCCAAGGACGAAGAATCGCCTTTGGAGCAAAGAGATATCGGGGAGTTGTCTGACAGTTAAACGCTTTCTGTCCCGTAACCGGCGATTTCGTACAACTGTTACGTCATTCCCGTCGAACCACTCGGCTCCACAACTCTCTCTGAACGGCGTTAATACACAGCTTTTACTGGTATTAAACTCCATTCCTAGGTCAGTTGTGGTGCCTTCAAAAGTGGGGACGGAATCTAACGGCATGATAACGTCGTCACCGAATACGGTCACAGAAAGCATTGTCTCCCGCGTCACTCGGTTAGGGTGCCGAGATGATGCATACCTAGTTAGCTGGACGGAGGCAACAGCCAATGCCCAGAAAACCAGGGACTCAATGGGAAAGCAATTTGCCGAACCCATTGGAGCAAATGAAGATATCTTGAATTTTCCACCTCGCATGTCAAAACGTATCGATTGTGATCGTGTAGACCACAGTCGACGTCTGACATCTGGTACTCCTGATAGGAGGAACCAAACGAGTGTAGCAGATACGGTATCGCTTGCATTCGAAAAATCGATTGTAGCGTTATCGCCTGTCAAACTGGCTTCCCAGGCTCGAAGTTGTTGGACCTTGCGGTCCTGCAACGGCAAGCAACGGCGAAGTACCGGATGACGTGCTAGATATTTCATTATAGCTCGCATTTGACCTTGCTGAAGATACTGCATTGCGCAGGGTTCAGCAGAAATCAGACGAGGCTTACCTGTATCTTTGGGCACAAAGAGTGCACGAGTCGTCGACGAGACGAGTCGTACGCCATGCGCTTTAGAGATAGCATGGTAAGGGGAGACGACGCCATAGGCTAAATACGGGTAAAACCGCTCGGCCGATTTCGGCCAGGTTTTGAACTCATACTTAGCTTCGTGCTTCAAACCCTCTGCAACCGCACCAGGACCATGTCCTGGTGTTATATCGGTTATAGAGAGGTTTGAGAGCACACGGGTCAGGATAGACTGGGCTATTCGAAGGACCGGATGGTCCTTTTGAATTCGAGTTTGACGGATCCTAACCGTCCGCTCGACCCATTCTTCCTGCGCAGCTACTTGGACCTCGTTCGAGAACTCAGTGATGAGCTTCGAATTAAGTTTATAGTACTGTCGCAAGAACCGTATGGCTTCAATTGAGGGATTATCTAGTAGAGCCCAAGAACCTAGGTCAGGATCACACAACGCCACTAGCTGCCAAACGGCGGCTAGACGGTGTTCGAGATCTTTCCAGAGGTTAATGGTATCTGAACTAAGGATAATCCCCCCCCGGACCAACAAGATATCGAAGCTTTTCCCTAGGGAATAGCAAAGATCCTCGTACAAATCTGGATTACACTTGGTAAGTGTAATATCTCTTTCAAGAAGGAAGGAATCCTTACATTCAGGTACTAGATACATCCCGTCAGCCAACATTTGCTGACGGAGTGTCTTATGAGACCAAGTAGGCATAGAGCCTCCTGATGTAGTCCCTCAAACGACACTTAGTCGAATGTATATTACCTAACCCGCCCGATTAAAGGGCAGGCACGAGCGGGCCGTCGATGTGGAAGTCACCCTCAGGGGTGGCACCATTCATCAGCGCGGCGACGTTCGCACCGGTTAGGTAGCAATGGAGCTGTGCGATCAGGTCTTTGACGACCGTGAGCGTTACTTCATCGCTGCGAGGAATGGCAAGTTGCAAGGAAGCCGAGACGACCAGGGTATTACCCGTGACGTCGTCGACGACAACCTTACGAAAGACCACCTGATGGCGGTCTGTGCCTTTCTGGCCAAGAGGCCGAAGCCAATGTTGGATGGTCAGGAGTTCGGGCTCGTTAAGCCCTTGCGCCTGATTGCCAAAATTGAGCTGTTGGCCCTTGGCTTCCTGCAAGGTATAAGTGATATCACTCGTACCGTTCGACTTCGTGACAATGATGGACATACATACTCCGAGTCTGACACCGAAAGGTGTCGGTAAGCCGCTTCATGGGCGCGGGAACCCAGACTATTTGAGCTTTGAAAGGTCTATTCGACGATAGGTCGGTAAAAACCTATTTGCCAACATGGACGCAGTCAAGGCTCGTTTGGAGGGATCTTGCCAGACGCTATAGTCAAGCGTTCCGGAAGCCTCAGGTAAACCAGGAAACCTCTCGTAATCACTCGTGGATCTTTTGGCCACGAGTACCGTGCCCTTAGTAGTACAGGCCCAAGGCATCGACGCGGAAAGCGCGTTGCCGGGTACTAGATACAGATGGTCAGTAATGGCCGTCTTATAGCTAGAACATACAGCTTGTACTTCTGAGAAGGGGCTCCAGAGCGGAGCAGTCGACGCACGATTAATGCGTTCCTGCACGTCTGTAACCCAATCGACGACAAAAGAATAGGGAACAAGTTCCCATATCAGCCCGGGTACCTTATGCAATCCAAAAAGATCGCAGTAGTACTTCCAAGCGGATACAGTATCAATGTCGTGACGAACACGGGCATAACATCCGATATTAGCAATCTGATCTCTTGATTGGCGTTGCCAAACGAGAGTCGTAGTGCTACCGGTTGTTAATGGATTATTGGAGAACGGAGAAGCTGCCTTTTGCCTAACACGGATAGGGACATAGCTACCGGCCGCAGATGATAAAGCTGATCTCCTTGCATTCACGATTGCTCGTGCCTGCAGGAGTAGGCTTACTTCATTGACGGCTGGCTTTACACCAAACTGATAAGCAAGGTGTTTATTAGCTGATGTCTTTACGAATGCACGTGTAGCCTGACCTAAAGTGAAAGAGGACTGCCGACCGCGCGGTAAATTATCGAAATAATTTCGAAAATTCCGTACGAAGTTTCTGATACCAGCACCAGGGTTTATCATAAGCCGAGCCAGATCTGCGAAGATCTGGTACTCGACGATTGACTCCCCGATAATAGTTTCAGACGGCATCGTTTGCTTTAGGTTCTCCTCAAAAGCGTCAACTAACGCATAGAGGTCGCGACTGTAAAACACACCAGGTTCTGCAATTCCTGAAGTACCGGACTCAATAAATGATTGGGTCGATGCCTCAGATAGCGGAACAGTATGATTTGCAGCCTCATAGGCCGACGCGTATTCGAATGTGTCGGAGACAAACCTTTCATCGTATTTGCCAGGGCGAATATGTTGAGATGTTATCAAGATGACGGGCGACGTTACTAACGTCAGCTCGGTCTTGATATGTCTCACCTTCTTCACTGCTTTAAAAGCCCGAGACGTCGTACGGGGTCGAGAGACCCCGTCGTACGCGCTCGTCCTGGCAACTTTACCCGGATATAGTGTAGAATCAACGGCCTTATAATTCCACTCTGAGGTAGTTACAAAATAGTCCACCCACTTCGTATCATCGTAAGCGGGTCTGACATAATCTGTAATCGTCACACGAGTGTTTACCTGGCCGCCAATCTTCCTATATACGGTACGATTAGTGTTGTCCATAGACGTTACCTGATTAAGTGAGGAATGAGTAGGATGAACCCGTCCAGTATACGTTCTTTTGGAACGTCTAGTAGTAACAAACTACCAAGACTGGCTAAGAGAAGGAAGCATATTATCAATCGATAATAAGCTCTCCTCATACGAATTAACGGCGACTGTCGTCGACTCATCAAGAACTCCTTCCATCAAAGGGCGCCCGCCTTTCCAGGGGCGG